GATGCAACTGTATTTGCAAACGTGGGAATTGTTGCGGCTGGCGGTAAACTTGATGTTGTTATCCACGAAAGTGATGACAATATTACTTTTGCACTTTGGAGTGGTGGCACATTTACGCAAATTTCAACAGCTAGTCAACAACTAAAGCAATATACAGGCGGAAAACGCTACATCAAAGCAATTGCAACCATTACGGTTAACACAATAACTTTTGGTGTAAACGTTGCTAAATTAGCTGGAGACCCCACGGACGATGCTGAATTACTCAATATGATTACAAGGGCTAGAGAAGAAGGGGAAGAAATAACACGTTTATCATTCGCTCCCCAAACTCTTGAGAAAGCGATAGACACATTTCCTTGCATATCTTATATCGAGTTACCCAGACCACCATTGACAAGTATAACAAGTGTAAAAATCTATAGTAGTACAGGAGTAGAAACAACTCTTACACCTACTACTCAATATTTGCCCGACACTGACTCAGTACCCGGGCGAGTAGTTTTGCCTTATTCGGGTTCATGGCCAAGTGGTGCAGATTATCCCATTAATCCTATAAAAATTCGATATGTAGCAGGATACACAACTTTACCACAAAAGTTGAAAAATATCTTGTTATATCATGTTGGATTGCTTTATAAGTTTAGGGATGCAGCTATGCCAGAACTAGAAAGACAATCCCTAGAAAGAATGTATAACTTTTATAGGGTTAGTTGGTTTGGCGGTGAGGGTTAATGGATGCAGGGAAACTAGATAAATTAATCAGCATCGAACAAAGGACACTTACACAAGATGCAGCAGGCCAAGAATACGAAACATGGGTATCAATTGCCACGGTCTATGCAAATGTAAAGCCATTAATCGGTCGAGACTATTTAGCAGCAAGACAAACAGTTGACGAGTTATCGCATGATATAGCAATCCGTTATCGAAGGGGAATTAAACCTAAGATGCGGATTATTTATTTGGGTCGAATACTTGAAATCTTTGCAGCAATCGACCCGAAGGAATCTAGAGAATGGCTATATCTAAAGTGTCGGGAGGTGGTCGCTGAATGAGTATTTATTCAGGACTCAGAACAGCAATTGGAAATAATGTTTCTGGTTACAGTTCGAGAGTTTTCCCGATGGTGGCTCCCGAATCTTTCGCTCTCCCTTATGCTACATATCAGCAAACATTCACAAATCGACTAAAAACCCTCTCAGGCTACACAGGAGGGCTTTTCGTTGACTATCAATTTAATTTTTACGCAACAACTTATATTGCAGCGAGAATGGCAGCTGACTTATGGATTTCTTATATCAAGAACTTTTCAGGAACCTTGGGTGATGAAAGTGTTCAGTCCGTAAAAGTCGTAAATGAAATGGATGATTTTGAAATAGTTGGAACGACACGCTATAGAACGATTATAGAGTGCAGATTTTATTATGTTGAATAGGAGGAATTATAATGACACAGGCAGTTAATAGTATTGGTACAACATTAATGAAAGGTGTGTCGGTAGTTGCAGAAATAAAAGAAATAAATGGTATTGACATTAAGGCAGAAACGATTGATGTAACTACATTATCAAGCACAAACGGTTACAGAGAGTTTTTACTTGGGTTTAAAGATGCTGGTGAAGTTTCCATTTCAGGTTTCTTTTATCCTGGTGACGCAACAGGACAAAAAGCAATGTTAACAGCATTGACCGTAGGAAGCATAGATAGTTATACTATTGCATTTCCTACCGCTATGGGTGCAGCATGGACTTTTGATGCAGTGGTAACAGGTTTTAAAACTGGCGCAACGGTTGAAGATGCCGTGAGTTTTGAAGCAACTATAAAATTATCTGGGGAACCTATTTTGGGTACAACTCCAAGCACAGGAGCAACGGATATACTTATCAGTAAAACTGGCGGAACTGGATTAACAGCTTATGCAATCGTTCCAGCTTTTGCAACTGCAAAAACAAAATATTCAGCTAGTTACACCACGGATTTACTATTTTTTGTTAAGGTTACAGCACTATCACATACTATAAAGATGTACGTTGATGATGTTTTTGTGCAGACGCTTACAACAGCATTCGAAGGAACAACATCTGTTGCTATGGCAACGGTTGGAAGTAAAAAAGTAACTATAAAATGTTGGGAACCAAATAAAACACCAATCATATACGAATTAATGGTTGGAAGAGTATCATAATAACAAAATTGGGGGCTTCGGCCTCTTATTTTAAATTTGAGAGGATGGTAATTGTATGAAATTACTAATGGACAAAGAATACGAATTAAAATTATGCGCAGTAGCAGCGGAAAAAATCGAAGAACATTATCAAAAGGCTCTAGCAGATATTTTTGGGAATAACAAGGTAATGGCAAAAGACGTATCTTTCATAATCTGGTCAAGTATGCAAGAAGAAATAACGCTAGACGAAGCCAAAAAGCAATTTTCTAAGCATTACACCTACCCCGAACTATTAGTAATTTTTAATAGTTTATTGGGTGCTGACCCAAACGTGGCAGGGGTGGAGACAGTTACAGAACCAGAATTATCAAATGCTCTGCCCGCTACGGAATAGACCCAAATATTTTGCTCAATATGAATTTTTCGGATGTTGTAATATTTCTAAAGGCTTCAGCTGAAAAAGAAAAAGACAATTATAAGCAAATGTTAGCTGTTGCATGGAAACAGGCATTGTGGACACGTTGCGACCCTAAGAAGTTTCCAGAATTACAAGAAGTTTTTGACGAAATCGATAAATTAGAAGATAAAGTAAAAGGAGTTCCACAGACTCCAATGCAAATGTTTGATGTTGTAAAGGCTTTACATGCTAAATTTGGGGGTGCTTAGATGGCTAGAGGAAGAACTAGATTTGTTTCTGGTCGCACTATGGCGAGTATTGAAGGATTGGAAGAGGTAAAAGCACTTTTGCGAACCTTGCGAGACGAAGCACCTCAAATTTATGATCAAGAATTAAAAGATGGAGCAATGCAAATGAAAAGTATTGCACTCTCTCACATAAAAAACGACACTGGCGCACTTAGCGCATCAGGTAATGTTAAAAGCGTTTCGACACAAAGTAAAAGAATGGAATCACTAATTTTTGGAGGAATAATAGCACCTCACGCACATTTAGTTGAGTTTGGACATCGACAAATAACTAAAAATGGAGAAATCGTTGGAGATGTTCCAGCACATCCATTTTTGAGAACTGCATTTGAACAATATAAAGAGATTTTAATTCAAAAATTGTTGCAAGCGACGGACAGACTCGCTTCAATGTAGGGGAGGAATTCAGATGTCGGTAAGAACAATTCAAATTAATTTAAGTGCTGATGTTACTGATTTTCAAGCAAATATGAATCGAGCAGGAAGAGCCGTAAATAGTTTAGGTTCGGAATTAAACAATAATTTAAGGAGAATAACAGCAAACACCAGTTTGATGCTTAATCAACTTGGTAATAACGCAAGTGCTATGTCTCAATTTAGAGTTAGAGCGCAGGGATTAACAAGTAGCTTAATGATGCAAACTAGTCAAGTTAATAGGCTTCAAACTGAATTAAATACGACACGTGGGCGGCTTGGAAGCACATCAACAGCAGTTAGACGTTTGGAATTAGATTTAATAAATGCTGCTAATGCTGAACAGCGTATGCGAAATGAATTAGCAAGACTTAATCAACAAATGTCTATGACATCACAATTAGCACGTGCTGGTCAACAAATGCGTAACGTTGGCATGAATATGGTAATGGGAATTACTCTTCCGTTTGGAATTTTTGCAAAAAAATCTATTGAAGCATCGGCAGCAGCAGAAGAAACTGCAAATTTATTTAAAGTTGCTTTTGGTGATATGAGTGATGACGCTGAAAAATGGGCGCAATCTATGGGGAAAAATCTTAAACTTAATCCTACTGGTTTAAAGCAAGCTGCATCTACATTTGATTTAATGCTCCAAACAATGGGTGCAACAAATGAACAGGCAATGAAAATGTCTACAAATTTAACTTCGGTGGGTATTGATGTTTCAAGCTTGAGAAATGTAAATTTTAAAGAAATTATGACTAAAATTCGTGCTGGTCTAAGTGGTGAATCCGAACCACTTATGTCATTGGGAATAAACGTAAAAGAAAATTTTGTTAAAAGCTTTTTAGTTGCAAAAGGCATGGCAAAAGAAGGGCAAGAGTTAACAGATTTACAAAAAGTTTATGGACGATATTTAGCAATATTAGACCAGACAAAAAAGGATCAGGGAGATTTTGCACGAACCATGGATTCAACGACTAATCGGGCTAGAATTTTTAAAGAACAATTATCAATTTTGACTGAAAAGGCAGGAACAACGCTGACTACTGCGTTTAATAAAGTATTATCTACATTGTTACCAATCATAACAGCATTTAATAATTTGTCTTTTGGAACTCAACAATTTATAGTTTTAACGGCTGCTAGCGTTGCAATATTAGGTGGACTTGTTTTAGTGCTTAGTTATGCAAGTACAGGATTATCTATGGTTATGACAGGATTAAGTGCAACTATTACTTTTTTAAGGGGACTAAGTGTTGCGTCAGTTTTAGCAGCAGGAAAAATGTTATTAGTTGCAGCGTCAGCTATTGCGTTGGGTGCTATGGCTTATGTTGTCATTCAAAATTGGGAGCAAGTTAAAATATGGTTTGCAGCGTTTTGGGAAAGTTCAAAAGCTGGTTTTAGTGAATTTGGATCATATGTAAAAAGTGTTTTTTTTGGATTAGTAACATCTGTTTCATCTACTATTGATAATATGAAAAATGCTTTTAGTAAATTACCTGGAATGAGTAGTTTTAACGTCGGAGTTTCAGACGCAACTAAAAAGGCGTTTGCGAATGAACAACAAGCACTATTTGATTTTAAAGATGCAATTGCAAAGGGTGATGCAGCACGAAAGACACTTGGAGATATAACAAACGAAACATTTGTAAAAATTGCAAATAAAACTAAAGCTGATATTGATAAAGCTAAAAATTCTCTCTTGGGTGGTATTGATCTTAATGATGCAGGTATACCTAAGTTTGGCAATGATAAAATGGATAACGCTAAAGCTATAAAGGATGGTAACGACAAAGTTTTAAATGAATTAAAAAGTTTTGTAGACAAAGTAAAACAGCAAGCTAAAAGTTACGCTGACAGTTTAGGTTTATTTGAAAAGGCAACGATGGAAAAAATTAGCGCTGAGAGATTAAATGTTAGATTACAGACTCAATTAAAAGTTATGGAATCTTGGGGAAAGAGCATGAAAAGTCTTAAAGATAAAGTTAGTGCTTCTTTGTTTCAAGATTTGTTGTCTAAGGGTCCTGCTGCAGCTGGTCAAGTTGCTGCATTATCGGCAGCGAGTCCGACACAATTGAAATCTTTTGATGAAGTATATCGTCAAAAAAATCAAGTTGC